GATTTGAAGAATCTACAGAAGATGAAGTTATAATTAACGCTATGAAACTATGTATTGAACTATATCATACCCCAACATATAGAGCATACAAAGGTATTAAAACTATGCTGGATAGATTAGCTAGATATATGGAGAAGACACAAATAGAACATGGTAGAGATGGTAATCTAACTGCACTAGTAAACACAGCTGCAAAATTTGATAGCATTAGGCAATCATTTAAAGGTGCATACAATGATATGAAAGATGAACAAAAAAGCCAAGTCCGGGGTGGACAAGGGTTAGCATATGACCAATTATAATAATTAAAACCAAATACAAATGAGTAAAATTAGACCAGTAGGAGACAGAATCCTAGTTAAACAACATAAAGCAAAAGAAACTTACGGTGATTCAGGAATATATATTGCAGAAAGTAATCAAACAAAAGATGACAGAGGAACAGTTGTTGGTATTGGTGAAGATGTAGTAGGTATATATGATGGAGAAGTTGTATTATTTAATCAGTTTATACAACCAGTTAAAGTATCTCATATGGATGAAGATCATATATTACTTAGACAGTCAGATGTATGGGCTATAGTAGATAATGATTAATGTATAAATCTGTTCCCACATATAAAAATGGTGAATGGAGTGTCACTGAATTTGAAACTCATGATGATTTTAGAAAGTACATAATTCTATTATTTAAAGAACCAGGACAATATAAATTTGATAAGGTTGCTTTGTTATTTAATGAACAAGCAACCTTATTTAATGAACAAGGGTTTTATTGTGACAAACCATTTAGATCTAAAGACTTTAACATTTATTGGGAGGATCAAAAAAAGAAATGTAGAGATGGAGTAATATATCACGGTGAAGAAAATATATTTTATTTATCAAGAGATTATTATATGTGGTTAAATTTCTTGCCAATATTTGATAAAGAAGAAAAGAAATATGGTTTTGCAAAAGTAAGAGATGCTCAATATCACATGGCTCTCTATGAGATGTTAGCAGAGTTACATTTTAAACATGCAGCTATTCTTAAAAAACGTCAGATTGCATCTTCTTATTTTCATATGGGTAAACTTATTAATCAGTTTTGGTTTGAAGAAGGATCTATATGTAAGATAGGAGCATCACTTAAAGATTATATTAATGATAAAGGATCTTGGAAGTTTCTAGATGAATATAAGACTTTTCTTAATGAGCATACTGCATGGTATAGACCGTGTACTCCAGAAAAGGTTTTACTATGGGAACAAAAGATTGAAGTTAGAATAAATAATAGAAAAACTAACAAAGGTCTTATGTCAAAAATACAAGGTGCATCTTTTGAAAAGAATCCTACTACTGGAGTTGGTGGACCTGTAACTTACTTCTTTCATGAAGAGGCTGGGATTGCTTCAAAGATGGATCAAACATATGAATACATTAGACCTGCAATGACATCAGGTATGATGACAACAGGTATGTTTATTGCAGCAGGATCTGTTGGTGATCTTAAACAATGTAATCCATTAAAAGAAATGATCCTTAATCCACAAGCAAATGATATATATGCAATAGAAACTGATCTTATGGATGACAAAGGTGTGGTTGGAATTGCTGGATTATTTATTCCAGAACAATGGTCTATGCCACCACATATAGATCAATTTGGTAATTCATTAATAAAAGAATCTCTTAAGTCAATTAAAGATGAAAGATCACAATGGGAAAAAGATCTTGGTCCAGAACAATATCAATTACGTATATCTCAGAAACCTATAAATATTGCAGAAGCATTTGCCTATAGACAAGCAGCAATATTCCCACAGAATATAATTGCTAGGCAAATGAAAAAGATTGAAGATAAAGAATATTCATATGAGTTTATTGAATTGGAAAGAGATGAAAAAGGTATAGTAGCAAATAGAACTAAAAAATTACCTATAACGCATTTTCCAGTTAAAAAGAAATTAGAAGATAAAACTGGTAGTATAGTTGTGTGGGAAAGGCCAATTAAAGATCCTGGTTTTGGTACATACTATGCATCTATTGATCCTGTGTCAGAAGGAAAAACTACAACATCAGATTCACTTTGTAGTATATTTGTTTATAAAAATCCAATAGAAATTACAAGAGATACTCCTGATGGTCCAGAAACATTTATAGAAAAAGATAAAATTGTTGCTTCATGGTGTGGTAGATTTGATGATATAAATAAAACACATGAAAAACTTGAACTAATTGTAGAATGGTATAAGGCCTGGACAATTGTTGAAAATAACATATCTTTATTTATTCAACATATGATTGCTAAACGTAAACAAAAATATTTAGTACCAAAATCACAAGTCTTATTTTTAAAAGACCTTGGTTCAAACAGAACAGTGTATCAGGAATATGGTTGGAAGAATACAGGTACTTTATTTAAAAGTCATCTTATATCTTATGCAATAGAATATATAAGAGAAGTTATAGATGAAGAGTTAGATGATAACGGTGATGTAATGAAACAAACTTTTGGAGTAGATAGAATTCCTGATCCAATGTTGTTAACTGAAATGTCACAATATTATCCTGGATTGAATGTGGATAGACTTGTAGCATTTTCTGCATTAGTTGCATTTGCAAAGGTACAACAGTCAAATAGAGGGTATTTAAAACGCAAAGAGAGTGATAAGTCATCAAATAACTTGGATAATTCCAAAAATTTGTATAAATTATCTATGAACCCCTTTAAGAATATAGGAAGGAAAAGAGATTTGTCAAAAAGTAAAAAGTTTAAAAAGTCACCATTTAAAAATATAAAATGAAAAATTACTGGATAACAACAACATCATGGGGAGATATTAGCGTAAATTATATCTTAAATAAATAAAAAAATATGCAAGTACTTAATGCTCTTCAATTAAAAAATGGTGCAAAGGCAAAGCAATCTAAATATCCTGCTACGTCAAGCCTATCTCAACCTATCCAATTTTTGTCATCTAAAAAGAAAAATTTAGATTGGGCAGCTTGGAATCTAGATTGGTTAGAAACACAAGGAATGGAATTCTTAAGAAAGAACTCAAGAAAACTTCTTAAAAATTATAAACTTGCTAAAGGTATAATTGATAGATCAGACTATATTGTTGAAGAAGATAATCAATATAAAGAACTAATGGATGTTCTAACAGAAGAAGATGAATCTGCATTAGAACTTAAATTTTACCCTATAATCCCAAATGTAATAAATGTTCTATCAGGTGAATTCTCAAAGAGATTTTCAAGAGTTCAATTTAGAGCAGTAGATGATCTATCATATAATGAAATGATGGAAGATAAAAGATCATTAATAGAAGAAAATCTATTAGCTGATGCAGAACAAAAAATGACACAACAGATGATTGAGATGGGAATGGATCCATCAGCAGCTGAAGCTCAAGAACAATTAGCACCAGAAAGACTTAAGTCATTACCTGAAATAGAACAATTTTTTCAAAAAGATTATAGAAGCCTAGTTGAAGAATGGGCAACTCATCAAATGAAAGTTGATGAAGAAAGATTTAAAATGCAAGAGCTTGAAGAAAGAGGTTTTCGTGACATGTTAATTTGTGATAGAGAGTTTTGGCATTTCCGTATGTTAGAAGATGATTATGACGTAGAGTTATGGAATCCTGTATTAACATTCTATCAAAAGTCTCCAGACATAAGATATATTGCAGATTCAAACTATGCGGGTAAATGTGAACTATCAACTATATCAGATGTTATTGATTCTTTTGGATACCTTATGTCTAAAAATCAATTAGAATCTTTAGAATCAATTCACCCAGCTAAATCAGCAATCTACATGAATAACCCAGTTCAAAATGATGGATCATTTTATGATGCTACTAGATCTCATAAATGGAACACTAATGCACCATCATTAGCATATAGGCAATTTATGAGCAACTGGGATGCTAACCCAGGAGGTGGAGGAGATGTAGTATCAAATATATTAGGTGAAGGAGAAGATATTGCTTCTTGGGGTAGTGCAGATATGTTAAGAATATCTACTATCTATTGGAAGACACAAAGAAAAGTTGGACATCTTACAAGAGTATTTGCTGATGGAGAAGTAGAACAACTTATAGTTGATGAAAACTTTAAGATGACACATAAGCCTATTTATAACACAACTCTATTTAAAGATAAAACAAAAGATAATCTTGCTGAAGGAGAACATGTAGATTGGATCTGGGTTAATGAAGTTTGGGGTGGAGTTAAAATAGGTAGGAATTTACCAGGATCTTTAGCAACAGATACTGCAACTGATTTTGCACCAATATACTTAGGTATAAATAAAAAAACTCCTGGAAGAGTACAGTTTCAATTTAAAGGAGATAATAATCTTTACGGTGTTAAACTACCTATTGAAGGTAGAGTTTTTTCAGATAGAAATACAAGATCAACTTCTTTAGTTGATTTAATGAAACCTTACCAAGTAGGATATAATATGGTTAATAATCAAATAGCAGATATACTAGTTGATGAATTAGGTACTGTTATTATGTTTGATCAAAATGCATTACCACGTCACTCAATGGGAGAAGACTGGGGTAAGAATAATATGGCTAAGGCATATGTAGCTATGAAGGACTTTGGTATGTTACCATTAGACACTTCAATAACAAACACTGAAAATGCTACAAATTTTAATCATTATCAAACATTAAATCTTGAACAGTCAGGAAGATTAATGTCTAGAATACAATTAGCAAATCATTTTAAAAATCAAGCGTTTGAAGCAATTGGTGTTAATCCACAAAGAATGGGGCAAGAGGTTTCAAGACAAACAGCAACTGGTGTAACACAAGCTGTTCAGGCATCATATGCACAAACAGAGATGTATTTTATACAACACTCAGATAACTTAATGCCACGTGTACATCAAATGAGAACTGACTTATCACAATTTTATCATAGTAAAATGCCAAGTGTTAGATTAAATTATATATCTAGTGAGGCAGAAAAAGTAAACTTTACAATTAATGGAACAGAATTATTAATGAGAGATTTTAATATATTCTGTACTACTAAAACAAATCATAGATCTATACTAGACCAATTAAAACAAATGGCTTTAACTAATAATACTACAGGTGCAAGTATTTATGATCTTGGAGGTGTTATTAAAGCTGAATCAATTGCTGAAGTATCAACTATTCTTAAAGGTGCTGAACAAAAAGAGCAACAACAAAAAGAGCAACAAATGCAACAACAACAACAAATGCAAGAACAACAGATTCAAGCTCAAGCTCAAGAAAAAGCAGCTGAACGTGAGTTCTTAAAAACAGAAAGTGCTGAAGAACGTAAGAAAGATCTTATGGTTGCTGAAATACGTGCTGCTGGTTTTGGTGCACAAAGTGATATAAATCAAAATGAGCAAAGTGATTTCCAAGATGCAATGCGTGATATGGAGAATAGAGATCAGTATAGAGATCAAATGGAGTATAAAAGAGAAGAGTCAGCTAGAAAAGGTTCTTATGAGAATTCTAAACTAGATGTTGAAAAGTCAAAGTTAGCAACTCAACGTGAAATAGCTAATACAAATCTTGAAATTGCGCGTGAAAATAAGAACAAATATGATGCTCCAAAATCTAATAAAGATAAGAAAAAATAAAGATAGCTATATACTACCAAAAATCTTTATATAAAATAAAATTTTTAAGGTTTATTAAAAAAAATCTTATTATATTATATATATAAAACCAAATAAGAATAAACCAACAAAACCAAAATATTATGTCAAACGAAACAAAAACAGTTGTAACTAAAGTAGGAAAGGTAGATGTTAACCTTGATGAGATCTTTAATGGAGCTCCATCAGCAGACTCAATTACCTTACCTGAAGAAGATGTAAAAAAACCTAATGTATTCTCAAGAAAGAAAGATGTAGATATGTCTTTTATAGATAAGCCTGCTGAAGAAGTTAAAGATGAAGTAGAAGAAATAGCAGAAGAAAAAGAAGTGGAAGAAGTTACTGAAACTACTGACATTAAAAAAGATACAGTTTCTAAAGAACAAATTGATGAACTTTTAGGAGATAATCAAATTGAAGATGAAGAAGAAGAAGTAAAAGAAACTAAAAAAAGAGGTAGGAAACCTATTAGTGGTATAGCTGATGTTTTTAATAAATTAATTGCAGATGATAAGATTGTAGGATTTGATGATGATAAAGATTTAAATGACTACAGTGCAAAAGACTTTGAAGAACTTATCCAAGCTAATTTAGATGAAAGAGCTAATGCAGTAAGAAGAGAAACTCCAAAACAGTTCTTTGATAGTTTACCACAAGAATTACAAATTGCAGCAAGATATGTTGCAGATGGTGGTACAGATTTAAAAGGAATATTTAAAGCATTATCTACTGTTGAAGAAACAAGAGATTTAAATATTAAAGAAGAAAGAGATCAAGAACATATAATTAGAGAATATTTAGGAGCTACAGGTTATGGTACTCAAGAAGAAATCTCTGAAGAAATAGAAGTATGGAAAGACCTTGGTAAACTTGAAACACAAGCAGGAAAGTTTAAACCAAAATTAGATAAGATGAAAGAAAAGGTTGTAGCTGCTAAACTTCAGGAACAAGATATGAAAAGAAAGCAACAAGAACAAGCATCTCAAAATTACATGCAAAGCGTATATAATACATTAAAAGATGGAAAAGTAGGTGGTAGTAAAGTTGATAAAAAAGTACAATCACTTCTTTATAATGGATTAGTTAATCCAGCATACCCATCAATTAGTGGACAAAACACAAACTTATTAG